TCGCCCATTAGAGGCGGTGAAGTCATCCATACTGGGCTAATTCCATACCTCAAGATCTTTGAATCTGCGGTGAAGGCAACATCTCAGAATGGACTGCGTGGAGGATCTGCGACAGTGCATGTACCATTCTGGCACTATGAAATTGAAGACGTTTTAGTATTAAAGAATAATGCAGGAACTGACGATAATAGAGTTAGAAAGCTAGATTACTCAATTCAGTTTTGTAAACTGTTTTACGACAGACTGATTAAGAACGAGGACATAACACTCTTTAGTCCTGACGAGGTAAAAGGCTTGTACGAGGTGTTTGGAGACAATAAGAAGTTTGAAGAAATGTATGTTAAGTACGAAAACTCAAGATCAATAAAGATGAAGAAGAAGGTTAGCGCAAGAAAGCTGGCTGAAGTGTTTGCTAGAGAACGATTAGAGACAGGCCGTATCTACAGCATGAACATAGATAACTGCAACGAGAACGGGTCTTGGGATATACCAGTACACATGAGCAATTTATGCCAAGAAATCATACACCCGACCGTTCCAATTCACTCAATAGATGACCCAGATGGAGAGATAGGTATCTGCATCTTGTCTGCGCTCAACTTAGGTGAGCTTAATTCAGATAAGGATATTCAGGTCGCTTGTAAAAACGCAGTAGAATCTCTGGAGTCTGTTATTGACTATCAGGACTATCCAGTCTTAGCCGGAGAAAACTTTACAAAGAATAGAAGGTCTTTGGGTATCGGTGTGACTAATTTAGCAGGGTTTCTAGCTAAGAACAAACTTACCTATGACGATCCGCAAACACCGAAGCTAGTCCATGAGACAATGGAAAAAATACAATGGTATTTACTTGACTCTTCTTGTAGGCTTGCTCAGGAGTTAGGTGCGTGTGAAAAGTTTGGCGACACCAAATACTCTAAAGGCTTGCTCCCGATTGACTGGTATAAGAAAGCAGTTGACGAAATTGTAAAGCCAGAGTACACTATGGACTGGGAAGAGCTAAGAGCTAGAATCAAAGAGTTTGGATTGAGACACTCTACATTATCTGCGATTATGCCCTGCGAGTCAAGCTCAGTCATACAGAACAGCACGAATGGCATTGAGCCAGTTAGACAGTTACTTTCTTATAAAAAAGCTAAGAATGGTGTGCTAAAACAGCTAGTACCGAACTATCATAAAGGTAGGAAATATTACTCTTTGGCATTTGACATGCGTGATAATAATGCTATAATTAAAATAGTGGCGGTGCTTCAGAAGTTTGTTGACATGAGTATAAGCGCCAACCTGTACTACAACTACGACCACTATGAAGATGGCTCTATACCATTGAGCCAGATCATTAAAGATAATATTACTAGCTATAAGTATGGAGTTAAAAATCTATACTACTGCAATACTCCTGACGGAGATGGAAAACTAGAACAAGAACCAGTATGTGAAGGTGGAGCCTGCGCTATATAATGAAAAGTATTTTGAATAAAATGAATGTTGACACGCTCAAGCAGCCGCTTTTTTTAGGCGAAGATTTGTCGCTTCAAAGATATGACAAGTTTAAGTATCCAGTGTTTTTTGATCTGTATAAAAAGCAACTTGAGTTTTTCTGGAGACCAGAAGAAATTGAGCTGAAGAAAGATCGCAACGACTTTAAAGACGATTCGGTTATGTCAGACAACGAGCGTTTCATCTTTACGTCCAATCTTAAATATCAGACAATGATGGATTCTGTGATATGTAGAGGAGTGCCCACAATTCAGGAGTATGTCTCTAACCCAGAGCTTGAGGCTTGCTTAAACGTGTGGCAATTCTTTGAGCAAATACATAGTTACAGCTACACCTACATCATCAAGAATGTCTACCCAAACCCAAGTGAAGTTTTAGACTCTTGCTTGACAGACAAAGAAATTGTAGCCAGAGCAGATGTGGCAGTAAAAGAATATGACAAGCTGAGAAAGCTAAGTAATAGTAAGAAAATAGAAGACGTTAAAAAACAGATCTACTTAACTTTGATTAGCATCAATATTCTAGAGGCCGTGCGCTTTTACGTTTCGTTCATATGTGCGTTCGCATTTGCAGAAAACAAAAAAATGGTAGGCAATGCCGACATAGTAAAACTAATCAAGAGAGATGAAGCTATACATCTACACAACACTCAGCAGATACTAAAGATCTTAAGGAATGAAAAGTCAGAAGGGTTTGTGCAAACAGCGAAAGAGTGTGAGGAAGATGCGATTAAGATGTTTGAAAGCGCAGCATCAGAAGAAAAGAAATGGGCATCCTATCTTTTCAAAGACGGCTCTATCATAGGGCTTAGCGAACCAGTAATGCACCAATACATTGATTGGCTCTGCATGAGCCGCAGGAAAGCGATTAAACTACCCTACGACTCTGGCCTAAGAAACCCAATAGCTGGATGGACAGAGCCGTGGATTAACAGCGAGGCCGTTCAGGTAGCACCACAAGAGCATGAGATTACATCATATAAGATTGGCGCTAGCACGAATGACCTTGAGGATATGGATTTTGGAGATTTGAAGCTATGAATGATATACACAGCTACAGTTACGCAAGGTTTGCAGGAAATACTATAAAAGTAAAAAAGACTGAAGAGCGAGCTATAATACCAACTAGGTCAAATAGCGATGATGCAGGATGGGATTTATATTCTATCACAACTAGACCCATAGCTCCGAGCCAAAGAGTTACAATTAGAACTGGAATTTCTTTGCAGATACCGGAAGAGTACGTTGGACTTATATGGCCTCGTTCTGGCATGTCGGTCAAGAATGGTATAGATGTTTTAGCGGGGGTTGTTGACTCTGGATATAGAGGAGAGATAAAAGTATGCCTACTTAACACGAGTAGAGAATGGATGGATATAAAAGAAGGTGATAGAATTGCACAGATTCTATTTCAAGAGGTTCCACATTTTCAGTTACAAGAGGTCGAGATACTACAAAACTCTGATAGAGGTCAGGGAGGTTTTGGAAGTACCGGCAAATAAAAAGGAGCTCGCATGAGAAAATCTCGCAAGCAACAAAAGAATGATAGACGAAGAATTGTTCCAATAACAGCTAAGACTATCAACCAAAAAGACTACATCAGAGACATCGTTGAAAATGACGTTATCTTTTGCACTGGGCCATCGGGCAGCGGTAAGTCCTACATAGCAGCAGGCATAGCCGCAAACCATATTTACAGAGATGAAGTCGAACAAATCATAGTAACACGCCCACTAGTGTGTGCAGGAAAAGATATTGGCTCATTGCCCGGCGAACTAGACGAAAAAATAAAACCATACCTACTACCTATGGAAGAAAACCTAAAGCATTTTCTTGGTAGGGATTATTATGGCAAGCTATTCAATGAAAGAAGAATTAGATATGAACCCCTTGAGATTATGAGAGGAGCGACCTTTCACGACGCATACATGATATTGGACGAGGCACAGAACTGTACGCTAGACCAAATCAAAATGTTTATTACAAGAATGGGAGAAAATTCAAAAGTCCTAATAAACGGAGACATAAGACAGACGGACATAAGAAAGTTTAGCGGATTGCTAGACTGTATAGATAGACTGGAAGGCGTAGAAGGCGTGGGGATAAGTCGGCTATACTACGAAGATATACAAAGGAACGGAATAATTGGAAGGGTTCTTGAAGCTCTAGAGGAAGATTATTATGATTAATTACGACTATGTTTGTAAAAGCTGTGGTCACGAAGTTAAAAATGTGCTACAATCTATTAAAGATGATCCATTGACTTTATGCGAAGAGTGCGGTGAGCACGCTCTGGCTAGAGTAATCTTTGGTGGTCGCGCAGCTTTTGTAGAGAATGTTTCAACAATAGGCCAGCTTGCCGATAGAAACACTAAGAAAATGGGTCACTACAAAAGATCTGAGATCGAAACGAAGGCAAAGGAAAAGCAAGCAGCCAAAGATCAGGGTAACGTGTGGGGGAAACACGCTACGGCAAATAGGACAGAAATAAATAAAATGACTCCCGAACAAAAGACTAACTACATCATGAAAGGCAAGAAATGAATAAATACTTAGACCCTAATGTTGATAAGTTTGTAAACAAAGAAACCAAAACTGAAAAATTATTTGGCAGGCATGGAGAGCCGGTGTTGAACAAGAGAGAAACGCCAATGTCTAAAGTAGTAGTTGATAAGTTTAATAAGGACGAGGTAAAGCAATCATACTACGCGCAAACATTTCAAGGAGGTCTGTACGACCCAAATGGAATGTACTCACATAGAGAGTCAGCAATAGAATTAAAAATGTCAAGAGTGAGTAAAAATACGTTTGACTTTTACATGTTATATTTAAACACTAAAAATTCATTATATTTAACAAGAGCACAAAGGAGCTTTCTAAATGACTAAAAAAGGGCCACTAGGAAAAGCGGAAAAATACTATGTCGAGGGACACTACAAAACTATGGAAGCCAAGGAAATAGCAAAGGAGCTGGACAGACCAGTAAACTCTATTTCTAAACATATTGAAAAGGTAAAAGCCAAAGAGCCTGAGATGCATACAGCGGGTGGGCAAATGGCTAGACAAGACGGCATTACCATAATGACAGAAAATGCTTCAAACATCTCTGACGAAATGAGAGGCAAAGGTAAGTCGATCACTAGAGCAGACCTTAAAAGACAATCTTGCACGACAGGGACTAAGAAAAAATGATAGAAGGAAAACAGGAATTTAAGAAGGCAATAAGAGGAGCTGGCGAAAAAGAAGTATTTATAAACGTGGAACTTTCCAACGGTAGAGATGTATACTTTTCTGATTACAATAGCTGGCTTGAAATCAAGGACATCTGCTATTCGGAAGACCTAACATTAGCAAGGTTAGCCCTTCAGTTTAGGTCTCATCTAGAAGAGATTAACATAGACGACGCAGAAGCTGTATATCTAGTTCGTTCGGTAATGGGGCAGATAGGGCAAAAGTCTAAGTCGTACTTGACTACGGGCACTCTTGTTGATGATGTTGTACACAAGAAAATGTGGCTCACGCCAGAATTGATTGTAGAAAAAGAATATGAAGATACTGTTGAAGGTTGTTTTGAAGAGGCTATGATTTACAATGGCGAAGGAAAGAAGCGATAAGAGCAAATACATTTCCCCTTCTACTGGAGAATATTGTACATGCTCACAATATATAGCTGAGATCATGTGTACACGCATGTCTCAAAAAGAAAATGAAGGCACTCAAGCCTACAAGTTTTGGAATACCAAGAAGTGGAAAAAAACTTACTCATTCCAAGTTATTCTAGCTAACCGGCTGGCAGCGAAATACGACTGCGCCGCCATAGTTAAAGCGCTAAACTCTAAAGAGCTGAAGAACGTCTATTCTCTTCGGTATCCAAATATTGAGCGCGTAATTGAGAAATATCAAAAAATAATTGAGTCTGAAAACCGTAATCGTACTATAATAGATGTACAGGACAAGCCGAAGTCTCGGCGCTCGTCCTACGGTAAGAAAAACAGTTTGAAAAGATTGAGAGATATTGATGGCAAGAAAGAAGAAGACAAATAAATTTGTTGAAGATGTAGTTAGCAGCACGGTCGTCTCTACTTATGGCGACGTGGTAAGAACGGGATCAGAAGTCCTCAGCAATCTTAATAACCTACAAGTGATTGGGCTGTCTCCGGCGTTGGATATAGCGTTAGGGGGCGGCTTAAGAGAAGGTAGCTGCGTAGTTATGACAGGTGATCCTAAAAGTGGTAAGACAACAACAGCTTTGTGTTTTGCCGCCAAGTGTCAAAAGCTAGGCAAAAAGATTATCTACGCCAACACAGAGGGTCGCCTAGCTAAGCAAAACTTTGAAGGCATCAAGGGCTTAGACCCAGATAAGATACTAATTGTAGAATCTACAGACGATAGAGTTTTATCAGCAGAAGATTTCTTAAACATTATAGAATATTATATCAATAACGACCCAGAATGTGTTATCATTGTTGACTCTATGTCAAACATGGTTCCGAAGGTTGAGCTTGAGGGTGAAGTTAGAACTGGCGTCCGAAACTCGCTACCTAGATTACTGTCAATGTTCTTCAAGAGGATTGGCGGCTCTGTCACAAAAAACAAAACCATCATCATCTGTATCACTCATAATATTGCCAACACAAGCGGCAGCAGATATGCGCCAATGAAAATGGCGGACTGTGGCAACATGCTACAGTATCAGGCTGGCACTAATATGATTATCACACATCGTGGAAAGTGGCAGGTGCCTGCACAGACTGGGCCACATGTGGGGCAAATCGCAAACTGGAACATTAAAACCTCAAACGCTGGAGGTATCCCAAACTCTACCGCTGAGAGCTGGATTAGATATGGAATAGGTATAGACGAAGTGCAAGAGGTTGTGAGTTTAGGCTAATAAAGACTGCCGGAGCTTGGTACACCATTCAGTGCGCTATTGACGAGAAGGAAGAACCAGTCATAGCTAAACTACTAGAGTCGAATGAGGTGGGCGAGAAAGAAGAAGATATTGAAAGGTTCTTCAAGTTTCAAGGAGTTAACAACCTAACGGAATTCTTAAATGAAAATCCGCAAGTTTGCGACTTTATATACGAGAAAATTAAGGAGCTGTTTTGAAAGTAACAGGCTTTAATGGTAGAGAGTACAATTTGAATCTCTCCAAGTATGATGTCAAGGCTAACGATACTCGCAAAAGATCAAAACACCATATCAGAGCCAGACATCTTATCAAGGAGGTTTATCACAGCTACAGACTTCTTGAAGAAGTCAAGCTTCCCGGAAGTACCTCAACAAATAAGCGTTCTGTATTATACTTAGATTTTTTTATTCCTAACATACGGAAGGCTTTTGAGGTACACGGGAGGCAACACTACGAACACATACCATTCTTTCATAGAACCAAAGCAGACTTCCTGCTTGCAAAAGCTAGGGATGAAGACAAGATAGAATGGTGCGAGCTTAACGATATTGAATTAGTTATATTGAAATATTCGGAGGATGATGATGAGTGGAGAAACACAATTAAAGGCATCTGAAAGACTAGCAGAACACATAAAAGGCATAGATGAATACATAGCTATGTCCAATGTTTCTTATTCTTCTTTTAATGTAGAGTATATCGTGGCCTCTAATTTGACCACAGAAGACATGTCAACAATGACATCTCAAGAAATGTTTGATTCAGCATATTTGCTGTATGGGTACTCTACTTATATCCAAGATGAAATCAATAAGAACAAAGTTGCCCTAAGTTGGTGCAATGATCAAATAGAAAAGCTGGTCGCAGCAAACCTAAACAACTTTGACCAGTATACTAAACATGACGTAAAAAGACAAATCATTATACGTGAAAATAGCTACGCCGCAAGTGTAGATCAAATGAGACTAGTTGCGGAATCAAGGTTACAATCATTAGAGGGCAAGGTATACGAACTGAAACGTCAGGGCGACATCTTGCTAGAAAGGGCTAAGAGACTATGAACCCAGAAGATTTGAGTATAGAGGAGCTGCAAAAGCTACTTGCTAAAAAACAAGAAGAAGCGCAACTGGATGTTACTGACGATGAAGATGTTTCAGTAGACAGTAACTTCAGAGTGCAGAGAAAAGAATCAGGGCCTAGAAGAGAAGCTGTAAAAGCTAGAAAGAACACTTGGAGCGACAGCGGTGAGCACAAAGACATTGACACTCCAGATATTGAGCCAATTCCAAGAACTAGGAAAAAGGCGCACAAGGTTGAAAAGATATGTCATGTATGTGGCAAAGCATTCTCGGTGCACCCTAGTTTAATAAGTGGAGAGTTTATGCGCTGCGATAGGTGCATAGGGAGATAATAATGGAACAACATTTGACAGATGCTGGAGCAGAAAGAGCTTTGCTTGCTGGATTATTTCAGCATGGCATAGATGCTTATGTTGAAGTTGCTGATATTGTCGATAGCTACACATTTGGAATTCCTAACAATCAAATTCTGTTTACTTGCGTAAAAGATGTAATTGAAAATAATCTTGACGTTGACCTCCCATCTGTATTATCTGCGGCATCAAGGCTTGGACACTCAGAGCGAGTAGAGTCCAAATCGGAGCTTGAATACATAAAGTCTCTTTTTGATTTTCCAGTAAGCCAAGACAATATTTTTAATTTTGCTGTGCAGATCAAGAAGTTTGAGTTTGCGCGTAAGATTAAAAAACTCACAGACAAGATACACAAAGACGTAGACAACATCAATGGCAGCGAGACTATTGACGAGATCATACAGAAGCTAGAAGAACCAGTAATGGATTTTCTCAGAGAAGACGATGGCGGTGAAAAGCCTGAAAAGATTGGTAAAGATATAACAGATTACATTGAGTACTTATCTGAAAACAAGTGTGATGTTATAGGCGTACCAACTGGCTTTCCAAGATATGATGTGGCAATAGGCGGTGGGTTAAGAAGAAAATGCGTTGATCTAGTGGCTGCTAGACCAAAGGTTGGTAAAAGTGTTTTTGCAGACAATGTTGCTGTCAACGTAGCAAGAGAAGGGACACCAGTATTGGTTCTAGATACTGAAATGTCAAAAGAAGATCATCTTAACAGAATCATAGCCAACCTAAGCGGAGTTCCTATTAACGAAGTAGCTACTGGTAAGTTTGTAGACGACGACGAGAAAAGCCAGCGAGTGCACGAAGCTGTTGAGCAGATACAGGATATACCTTACAACTACGTTAGTGTTGCAGGTAAGCCATTTGAACAGATACTAAATATCATTAAACGCTGGATTATACAGGATGTAAAACAAGATGAAAATGGGAGAACAAATGATTGCGTAGTTGTTTATGATTATTTAAAACTCATGTCCTCTACATCAATAACAAATAATATACAAGAATATCAAGCTCTTGGTTTTCAAATAACAAACCTTCATAACTTAGCCGTAAAGTACGACTTCCCATGCCTGTCGTTTGTGCAATTAAACAGAGATGGTATTACAAAAGAGTCCACTGATGCTGTAAGCGGTTCTGACAGACTCATTTGGTTATGTACGTCATTCTCCATATTTAAAATAAAATCGCCAGAGGAGCTGGCTGAGGATGGCCCAAGAGCAGGAAACAGGAAACTGGTTCCCATTGTCTCAAGGCATGGCGCAGGTTTAGACGACGGAGACTACATTAATATGAGAATGCTAGGCGAACACGCAAAACTCCAAGAACTAAGAACTAGAAATGAATTTCTTGTAATGCCATCAGAAGATACGGGTTTAATAGATGTTGAAAACTTAGATAATATTAACGAGGAGGTAGAAGACGATGGACTTGAAGAAGATCAAAAAGCTCCTTGGGAATAACCTTGAGTTAGTATTTTCAGAGCTAGGAATAGACTATCAAAAGAATGGACAGAATATAACTTGCTCTTGCCCAGTGCATGAAGATAGTGATAACCCAAACAGTTTTTCCTATAACTCTGATAGACATATCTGGAGCTGTTGGACTAGGGGATGTCAGCAAGAGTTTGGCAACGATATATTTGGACTCATAAGAGGAGTCTTATCTGTTGAGGCAGAGTCTGACGTAGGTTTTAGTGGCGCACTTAAATGGGCTTGTAAAATATTAAATATAGACAACAAGTCTGTGCACGTAGAAAAGCAAGAAGAGGATGACCAGTTTGTTTCTATGGTCAAGATGTTCTCCAAAGAGGACAGCCCCTCCTACGACGATCAGGAAGTTCAGATAGATTGTAACGTAATGCATCCCTCGGATTACTTCCAATCAAGAGGCTTTGCAGACTCTACATTGCTTCACTTCCAAGTTGGCGACTGTGTGCAGAAGAAATCTTCCAT